CGATGATGTCGGACACGGCCGGCCGCTGGTCGTATGTCAATCAATCCTACGGCCATGTGTTCTCGGCGGTGCGCGAATCCGTCAGCCTGTTGCAGACGCTCGGCGCCTCGCTGAACGATCAGCATCTGACATTGTTTGGCATCAACGCCAACAGCCCAAGCCCGGCCTGGCTGTGGGGGCCGGCGATGATGGGCGCGGCAGCGGTGTCGCTGAAGAACCAGCCGAACCAGCCGCTGCAGACGCTCGCCATCGCCGGCGTGCTGCCCGAGCCGGTCGGCTTCGATATCGGCTTCGCCAACCAGCAGACGCTGCTCAATTCCGGCATCGCGCTGGCGGTGCGCGGGCCGGGCGGCGTGCCGCAAATTCTCCGCGCCGTCACCACCTATCAGGTCAACGCCTATGGCGTGCCGGACCAGAGCTACCTCGATACCGAGACGATGTTTACGCTGATGGCGGTCATTCGCCGGCTGAAGGCGGCGATCACCCAGCAATTCCCGCGCGCGCTGCTGGCCGACGACGGCACGCGCCTGGCGCCGACGCCGGCCGGCGGCGTGCCGTTCGTGGTCACGCCGAGCATCGCCCGCGGCATGCTGATCGCCGAATACAACAATCTGGTCGCCGCCAACCTCTGCGAGGACGCGCAGCAATTCGCCGCCGGCCTGGTGGTGCAGCGCAACGCCAACGACAACAGCCGGCTCGACGTGCTGTTCGATCCGTATCTGGTCAGCGGCCTGCGCATCTTCGCAACCCTGACGCAGTTCCACTTCCAGGCGACGCAGGCCTCGGCGGCATAAGCGGGAGATTCAATCATGGCGACAACGGAGCGCGCTGGCGTCGCCAGCGTCTACATGAACGGCACGTACTGCGAAGTGGGCGCGAATATCGAGATCAAGCTCGGTGGCGAGGTCCGCACCGCCAAGGAGAAATCCGACGGCATTGCCGGCTACACCACCAAGTTCGTCGCGCCCGAATTCACCCTGACGGCGATCGACGGGCCTTCCGTCAGCGTGATGGCGTTCAAGGCGATCAACGGCCAGACGCTGCAGGTGACGCTGAACAACGGCAAGAATTACCTGCTCTACAATGCCACGCAGATCGACGATCCCAGCATCAAGATCGCCGATGGCAACGTCGATAACCTGAAATTCAGCGGCACCAGCGCGGCCGAGCTGCTCGCGAAGAGCTAATTTCTGCCATTCACGCGCGAAGGAGCGATAAAAATGCCTGCAACGGTCAAGCTGAGCCGGACGGTCCGCGTGATCGATCGCGATTTTGCCGAGCTGACGCTGCGCGATCCCGTCGGCGGCGATCTAGCCGCCGCCGGCTATCCGATGCGCTTCACCGGCAAGGGGACGACGGAGATCGACACGGACGCGACGGCGACGTTGATCGCGCGCCTCGCCGGCGTGCCACGGACCGCCATCGATGCGCTGCCGGTCGTCGATTGGCAGTCATGCATGGTGGCAATTACGGCTTTTTTGGGCGCTGGGGCAGCGGGGCCGACCTCCTCGACCGATATTTCGACGCCGGCCGCTGGTGGGGCGACGTCGAGCACGTCATGAGCCTGACGCCCGCGCAACTCATGCTGTATCTGCGCCAGGCCGAGCGCATCGCCAGGCTGGAAAGGCGTAGGTAAATGGCCGAAGGCAATGCGGTTTTCGATGCGATCATCCGCGCCGTCGACCAGGCGGCCGGCCCGATCGCGGCGATCGGCGCGCATTTCAAGGGGCTTGGCGCAATCGTCGAGAAAGTCGGGGAACATTGGCACGGACTCGGCCATGTGCTGGAAAGCGCCTTCTCCGAGGGCGAACATGCCGCCCACCACGCCACCGGCGAACTGCATAAGGTGGGCGAGGCGGCGAAGCATGCCGGCCACGAGATCGAACACGCGGCGCATGCCCATGGCTACGCCGTGCTCGCCGGTCATGTCGCGTTGCTGAAGACCCGTTTTGGCTCCTTGAATGCGTCGGTCGGCGAAGTCAGCCACTCGATCACGGAGTTCCTGCCGGCGCTTGGCGCGATCGGCGCGGCCGGCGGCCTGGTGGGCCTGTTCGAACTGACGGAAAAGGTCGCCGACACCTACTCGGAATTCCACAAGGCGGCGCAGGCGGCGGCGCTGACCGATCGCGAATTCGGCCAGCTCGCATTTGCCGCGAAGATGACCGACGTGTCGGTCGAATCGCTCGGCAACGGCATGTTCAAGCTCAATCGCGTCATGGGCGATGCGATGGCCGGGCGGAACAAGAACGTCGCCGCCCTGTTCGAACATCTCGGCATCAAGCTGCGCGATGCCAGCGGGCACGCGCTTGACGCGGCGCAGATCATGCCGCAGCTCGCCGAGGCGTTCGCGCACACGGCCGACAAGACGATGCAGGCGCGCATGGCCGTGGCGCTGTTCGGCAAGGGCGGCGCCGAACTGCTGCCGCTGCTGCTCGCCGGGCGCGAGGAGCTGGAGGAGTTTTCCAAGCGCGCTGCCGAGCTGAAATATCCGTTCACCGACGCCGACAAGCGGGGCCTTGAGAATTATCACCGATCAATGATCGAGCTAAGCACCGCGGTGTCGGGGTTCGCCAATGAGGTCGGCGCGAAGCTGGCGCCGGTGCTGCAGCCGGTGATCGAGATGGCGACCAACTGGGTTGCCGCCAATCGCGAATGGATCGCGACGAAGATCACCGACAAGGTCGCCGAACTGGCGGGCTGGGTGCAGAAGCTGAATCTCGGCGAGATCATCGAGCAGACGATGGCATGGGTGCATGCTGTGATGACCGCGTCCGAGCATGTCGGTGGCATGACGACGGCGATCGGCGCCGCGACCCTGGTGCTCGGCTCGCCGCTGCTGAGCGCGATCCGCGCGGTGATCGAGATCGCGGGGACTCTTGCGGGCGTGCTGCGCGGGCTCGCAGTACTGGTCTGGGCCAATCCGATCCTCGCCGCTGCCGCCGCGCTCGGCATTGCCGCCTATGAGATGTGGCGGCATTGGGACTGGGTGAGAGGCCAGTTCCTCGCCCTGTTCGAGTGGTTCTCGCAGCAGTCGGGCTGGGTGAAGACGCTGATTGCCGGCATCATGCCGCTCGTCGGCGTGCCGCTGCTGATCATCGACAACTGGTCGCAGCTCCAGGAGTTTTTCGCCAAGCTGCTGGGCGGCATCGGCGCGGCGTTCAATGACGCCTGGGCCGAGATCAAGCCGGTCATCGACGGGCTGACCAAGGGGATCGATGCCGTCACGCATGGCTGGGTGGGGCGCCAGCTCGGCTTGTCGGAGGAGACGCCGGCCGAGCCCGCGGCGCAGGGCGCGACGCCGGGTTTTCATCGCCTATTCGGCCACCAGGCGCCGACGCCGTTGCCGCAGCTCTACGGCCCGACCGGCGCTGCCGCACCAGCGCCGGTCGCCAATGTGCCTGGCGAGGGCCGGGTGCGGACGGAGATCACCATCCGGGGCGCGCCGCCGGGCACGACGGTCAACAGCTCGGCCAGCGGCATCGCCGATCACCCGGACGTCGATGTTGGCTATGCGGCGTTGGCGGGGGCGCTCTACTGATGTCCGGCCTGGTCGGCGGCACGCTGCTGTCGTCGCTGCAGGACTTGGTCGGCTCGCGCGCCAGGCTGCGGGCGGCGAGCTTTCGGGGCGTGCCGTTCATCGTCGACGAGTCCGCCGGCGCCGGCGGCCGCCGCCTGGTCACGCACGAATTCCCGTTGCGCGACGATGCCTATACCGAGGATCTGGGCAAACTGCCGCGCCGGTTCCGGCTGCGCGCGTTCGTGATCGATGCAAACGAAAGCTCGTATCTCGATCTGCGCGATGCGCTGATCGATGCCTGCGAAGGTTTTTCAACAGCGGCGACGCTGGTGCATCCGACGCATGGCGACATCGTCTGCCGCGCCGGCGTGCTCAACTGGCAGGAGCATCTGACCGACAGTTTCGGCTGGTGCGATTTCAACCTCGAATTCGTCCAGGACGGGCCGCAGCCCAGCCCGCTCTCGGCCGACGACACCGCCTCGGCGCTGCTCGCCGGCATCGCCTCGCTGCTGCCGGTGATCAACACGGCCTATGAGGCGACGGTGCTGGCGCTGGTCAGCCCGGCCGCGCTGCTCGATCAAGTCGTCACCAGCATCCTCGGGCTGCCGGGCGGCACCATTCTCGGGCTTGGCAGCGCCATCGCCGCGATCTCGGCCACACCGACGAACTTTTCGGCGACCGCAACCGCGGCTCAATCAGCGGTGCAGTCGATGGCGGCCAACGTGATCGCAGCGCAGCCGTCCGCGCCCGCGACCGACGATCCGGTGCTCGGGCAGCCGTTCGCCTTCGCCCCGCCGGCCGACACCACAGGCGGCCTGGCCGGCCTCGCGACGTGGGGCGCCAGCTTGCCGCCGATCGCCGGCACGACGCCGCAGGCGGCCGCACTGGCGGCTCAGCAACAGGCCGTCGTCGCCTTGGTGCAGGGCAACGCCACGGCGGCCGTCGCACAGCTTTACGCCAGCATCACCTGGCCGGACGCCGACGCCGCCACAGCCGCGCGCACGCAGTTGCTCGGGCTGCTCGACGCGCAGACGGCGGCGGCCGCTAGCGCCGGGCAGGACGCGCTGTATCTGGCCTGGCAGGGCCTGACCGCGCTGGCGATGACCGACATGATCACGCGGGCGCAGGCGCTGCCGGTCATCGCGCCCTACACGCTGCCGGCGCCGCTGCCGAGCCTGGCGCTGGCGCAGATGCTGTATCAGGACGCAACGCGGGCAGCGCAGCTGGAGAATTTGAACGACGTGCCGCATCCGCTGTTCATGCCGGCCAGCGGCCTGGCGCTGTCGTCATGACCGAGCCGATCACCCTGACCGTCAACGGCCGCACTTATGGTGGCTGGACGTCCGTGCGCGTCAGCCGTGGCATCGATCGCTGCGCCACCGACTTCGACATCGAAGTCTCCGAGCGCTGGGAAAGTCAGCCGACGCCGTGGCAGATTCAGCCGTTCGATGCCTGCACCATCAGCATCGGCGGCGATCTGGTGCTGACCGGCTATGTCGACGATTATCTGCCGAGCCTCGGCCCGCGCCAGCACGCAGTGCGCATCCGCGGCCGCAGCCGAACAGAAGACCTGATCGACTGCACGCCGGATATTCCGAGCGGCCAATTCTCCGGCTATTCGCTGTCGGCGATCGCCACCTCGATCGCTGCCCTGTTCGGCATCAAGGTGGTCACGCAGTCGGCCGGTGCGGCGACGATTTTCGCCGATGCGACGATCGAGCGGTGCGAGACCGCGTTCACCTTCCTCGAACGCCTCGGCCGCCTCGCCGGCGTGCTGCTGACCGACGATGAACAGGGCCGCCTGGTGCTGACCAACACCGGCGCGACTCGCGCAACCGGCCGGCTGATCGAGGGGCAGAATTTTCTCAGTGCATCGGCTGTGCTGTCGTCGAAACACCGTTATTCCAGCTACATCGTCAAGGGCCAGCACGCCGAGGGCGCCGGCGCCTATGGCTGGGGCGAGGCCAACGCCGGCGACGATGTGCCGCCGCCGACCACGCCGGTGCAGACGCAGTTGCAGGCGACCGCGTCCGACCCGACTGTGCCGCGCTTCCGGCCGCGCGTGTGGCTCGCGGAAAGCCAGTTGTCGCAGGCGTGCATGCAACTGCGTGCGAACTGGCTGCGGCAATCCGCGTTCGGCCAGGCGACGCACGCCGACATCGTTGTGCAGGGCTATCGCCAGCCGGATGGATCGCTGTGGCGGATCAACCAGCTCGTGCCGGTCACCGCGCCGTCGCTCGGTGTCGATCAGGATTTGCTCATTGCGCGCGTCGAATACGGCTTGAGCGCCGCCGAGGGCGAAGTGACGCGGCTGCGCGTCGCGCCGGCCGAGGCGTTCACGCCGGACCCGGGCCAGGTCAGGATTCGCAAGCACAAGGGTCAGGGCGGTGCGCCGATCTGGACCGGGGCGGGTGGGATATGAGCGCGCGACTGGCGGCGGCGCTGCGCTCCTTCGTCTCGCGCGGCAAGGTGACGGCGGCGGCGATCGGCAACCGCACGCTGTTGCAAGTCACCGGCCTCGCCGGCGAAGTCAAGCAGTCGGTGGCGTTGCTGCTGCCGCCCGGCTATTCGGCGCGGCCGCTGCCGGGGGCGGATGTGTTGCTGCTGCAAGTGCTCGGCTCGCGCGATCATGTCGTGGCCCTCGGCGGGGATTTCGCGGGGTCGGACGCGATCGCCACTCTCGCGCCCGGCGAATTCGGCTTGCGGCATGCTGCGACCGGCGCGCAGATCGTCTTCCGCAACAGCGGCACGCACGAGATCACCGGCGCCACCTGGAAGCTCGCCGGCGATTTGCATGTCACCGGCGCGGTGATCGCCGGCTATGGTACCAGCGACCAGGTCGGGCTGCAGACGCACACGCACGGCGTGCCGGCACAGCCGGGCGGCGGCGTCACCAGCAACGCGCCATCGGGTGGCACCTGATGCGCGATGTCGCCCTCGCGTGGAATCCGCAGACCGGCACGGCCGATCTGGCGATGAACGCCACCGGCAACGATCTGCTGACCGACAGCGGCCTGACAACGTCGATCATCATTTCGCTGTTCACCGATCGGCAGTCCGATCCCGGCGAAAAAATTCCGGATGGCAGCACCGATCCTCGCGGTTGGTGGGGCGACACGGCGTTCCTGCAACCCGGCGACGTCGCAAAATATCCGATCGGCTCGAAGCTCTGGCTGCTCGATCGGGCGCTGCAGACGCAGGAGACGCTGACGCGCGCGACAACCTACGCCAAGCAGGCGTTGCAATGGATGATTGACGACGGCGTTGCGGGAACGGTTGAGGCGACGGCGACATTCCCGCGCCTCGGCTGGATCGAATTGCAGGTGACCATCGACCAGGCGGGCTCGCTGAGCACATTCAACTTCGCATGGGCGAACAGCTGATGCCGTTGAACCTGCCCTCGATGTCGACGCTGCAGACGCAGACGGCCGCCGGCTTCGCGGCTAGGCTGTCCGGCGCGGATACGACGCTGCGCTTCGGCGTCCTGGCGATCGCGGCGAAAATCATCGCCGGCGGCCAGTTTGCCGGCTTCCGCTCGCAGGCGTGGCTGTCGCGGCAGCTGCTGATCTCAAGCGCCGAGGCGCCCTATCTCGACCGGCGCCTTGCCGACTATGGCCTGTCGCGCAGTCCGCCGACGCAGGCGGGGGGCACTGCGACCTTCACCGGCACCAACGGATACGCGATCCCCGCCAATGCGGTGCTGCAGGATTCCACGCAGAAGCTGAATTTTGCCACGCAGGCAGCGGGCTCGATCAGCAGCGGCAGCGTCACCCTGCCGGTGCTGTCGCTCGGCGCGGGCGCGGCCTACAATCTTGCGGCCGGCGCACCGCTGACGCTGACCTCGGCGATCGCCGGCATCAACCCGACCGGCAACGTCACCGCCGCCGGCCTGACCGGCGGCAACGACCAAGAGTCCGACGCGAGCTTTCGGGCGCGCGGCCTGGCGCGCATCCAGGATCCGCCGCAGGGCGGCGCCGCGACCGATTTGTGGCAGTGGGCGCGCAATTCCGGCGTGCCGACGCGCGCCTGGGTCTATCCGCGGAACGACGGCCCGGGCACTGCCGCCGTCACGTTCGTGATCGACACGCGCAGCAACATCGTGCCGCTGGCGGGCGATCTTTCGACCGTGCAGACCTATGTCGAGGCGCTGGCACCCGTCGTCGGCGGCTATTTCTTCTATGCGCCGGCGGCCGATCCGCTTTCGGTCACCATTCACGGCATGGTACCGAACGACGCCGCCACGCAAGCGGCCGTCGTCGCGGCGATCGACGCACTGGTCGCGACCGTTCCGCCCGGCGGCGCCGCCTTTGGCGACGGCGTGACCATTGCGTTGCAATCGACTGCACTGTTTCCGAAGCAGGTGCCGGGCACGCTGTTCGCTTCGATGATCGAGGCCGCGATCGACAGCGTCGGCACGATCGCCAGTTATGATCTGGTGTCACCAGCTTCGGACGTCACCTATGCGCCCGGGCATCTGCCGGCGCCGCCGTCGGTAACCTTTACATGACCACGCCATTCGCAGCCCTCGATTCAGCCGACTTCGGCGGCGCGGTGCAGACCCTTCTGCCGCGCGGCCGCGCCTGGTCGCGCACATCGGCGCCGCTGCTCGCCGCGTTCACGCAGGCGATCGGCGATGCGCTGTATCTGCTGCACGAATCGGAAGTGCTGTTGCTGGCGACGGAGAGTTATCCCGCAACCGCGGCGCAGATGCTGCCGGACATGCTCGCCGACTATGGGCTGCCCACCGAGGCCAATGGTGGGACCACGACCGAGCTGCTCTGCAAGATCGCGAGCATCGGCGGTCAGACGGCCACCTACTTCATCTCGGTTGCGTCCGCGATGGGATACAGCGTCTCCGTCACAACATT